TCACGCGGCGATGAGGCCATGCGACCGCAATGCAGCAAGGACGGCGGCGAACGCCGCACGTGCCTCAATGTCGATCATCGATCCACCCGTCGGAACCGAGATCGGCGGCTGCTGTTGCCCGACAACCCGGTGCCCTGACACGAACACGCCGGCCCCGGTAATTTCCCCCACGCGCCAATGCGATCCATCGAAACGGGCAAACGCGGAATCCGCCCTGCTCCAGGCGGTCATCCCGTCGCGGGCTGCAAGGAAGCGCCAGCCAGCACTGGTCCACCCGGCGATCGCGTTTCCACTGCCTGTCCACGCGCCCGTCGGTGCTGGACCGACGACCCAGCACGCGCCCAAATCCGGGCTGGCCGGAGGTGCCCCGAGCCCCACCGCCTCCACCACCGGTTGCACCGCAAAATCCAGCAAGGTCAGCGCCTCGTTGTGCGACACTTCCTTCTGCGCCTGCCCGACCTGAAGCAGAGGCAACCCCAAGCGCACGCTCATTTGGTCGTTCATTTCCGGTCCTTTCTCAATCCACCCAAGCGGGGATCATGCCGTTGAGGGCAGCCGACTCGCCGTGCGCGCCGACCTGACGCACCGCGAGCGACAGTCCGGCAATCCGGTCTGCTCGCTGCACCGTTAGCGCGGGTTCCGTGGTCTGAACCGCAATTGCGCGCCCGTCGGGGGAGACCAGCGCGACCCGATAAACCTCGCGCTCTTCGGCCAATGGCGCGTCGACTCCGTCGACCCAGCGCAAGCCCGCCCGGCTGCGACGAATCCATCGCACGGCGACATCGCCATTGCCCAGCTCGCACCAGGTCAGATGGATCGGCGAAAGCGGCAGAATCGATCGCCCCGTCAGGGCGACTGTCACGTCGACCGGACCGCCCACATCGCCGAGCCCCGATGCCAGGATCCGCACATCGGTTCCCAGCGTGGCTGTCGGCACGTCGAGCGTTGCGGCCGCGTCCGGTTCGAGCAACACGAAGCAATCGCCCGCACGCTGCGTCCCGATCGCGGCCTCGGTCGCGCGCCGCCCCCGGAGGAGGACCGCGAGATGCCACCGTGTCGCCGTGATTTGCGTCGCTTCGCCGAATTGTAGCAACTCATTCCCGACCAGGGCCAAATTGACCCCAGCATCAAGCGCACCAGCGTCTGCTCCCGCCAACGCCATAGCGGCATGAGCCAATTCAACCTCGATCACATTGGCGCGATCGACAATCGCCGCGCCTGCCACCCCAAGCGGTCCCACGATCTGCCCAAGGATTCCCGGCACAGCCGTAGCCCCCGCGGCCACCCACCGCGCGCCTCCATCGGTGCTGTACAGCAACGCCGCCCTGCGCCAGCCTGGCTGCGTCCCCGCCGCCACGATCGTTACGCGCGGAACCGAGAGGACGCTGTCCTCCGGCGGCGGCGCTTCGAATGCGGCAAGCAATGTTGTTCCGGTGGCGACGTCGGGCGCGGGCAGCACACGACCGGCGCTCGCCGAAACGGGCAAGGTTCCGGCGGCAAGGCGGACGCATTCCAGCGACAGCACCATATGCTCCAGCGCCCACCCCGTGACTCGCCAGACGCCCGCCACGCCCGTAATCGAGACGCACGCCCCGGGGGCTATGGTGAGCGAGTCCCAGCCGAGCGTGACCGTGCGCCGCTCCCGGGCAGCCTCGGCCCGGGCGAGCACCGCCTCGGCCATCGTCTTTGCGATGTCGGCGGCGATCACCGCCGGCATCTCGACCCGGTCTTCGCGGACCCCCGCGCCCGGTCGCCGCGCCTGCTGCACTCCGGTCTGATAATCGCGCGCCGGGTCGTAATGCGCCAGCGTCACGTGGCGCGGCACTGTCTCCAGCGCCGCCATCGCGCGACCGTGCTTGCCGCGTGCCGCCCCGTTTGCGACGGTTTCGCCATCTGCGATCGCATGGTCGGCGGCCACCCCAGCCCGCATCCGCAGGGCCCGCCCGTCCGGGGCAAACCACGCTCCTCCCGCGACCGCCAGCGTCTCGGCGACCGCGCGCACGCTATCGCCATTGGCCGCAAAACCCGTCACCGTCTGCGGGGCGGCGCTTCCATCGATCCTCCCGTCTGCCAATTCCTGGGCGATCGCGCCGACGCTGACCGGCGCGGCATCGGCAACCACCTCAAAGGTCAGCGAAGGAATGCGATTGCCGTAATCGGCCAGTTCGAAATGCTCGAACACCGCATAAGCAAGCCCGCGATGCGCAGGCGTCAGCCCCACCCCTTCCGCAGACGCGATCAGCGGATCGACCGCCTGGCCCTCCCCGCCCACATGCAGGCGAAAGCCGGTCGCGCTCTTGAAGTCCCCACCGGCACCGCGCAACAATTTGCCATCCGCCCAAATGCGCCCGACGCTCTGGATCGGCCGGCCCGACAGCGCCACCGCGAACGACGCCGAATAGCTGTAACTGGTCGTGCTCGGCTGTCCTTTGCCGCCGCCACTGCTGGTTCTGCTCTCGATCAGATCGGTCGACCAGATCACGCAACCACCCACGCGCATCGTCCCGAAGACGCGTTGCAGCGGCGTGCCATAGCTCGACGTCTGCAGGTGCAGTTCGCTCAGCCTGGGCCCGTCGCGCCCTTTGGGCTTGAACAGCACGTCGCGATCCAGGGCGTTGCCGATCACCGCGCCAATCGCGCTGCCGATAGGCCCGCCCACGATGCCGCCGACGGTCGAAAGAATCAGAGTCGCCATCGCTTACCCCTCCACCCGCCAGCATCCCAGTACCGGCCACGGCGGCACCCCCGGTCGCTCGACCACGCGCCGCAACATCGCGTCGGCATGGACAATCCCGCCAGGCACCAGCACCGCCAGATGAAATTGCCCCGGCCCAGTGAGGAACAGCGCCAGGTCGCCAGGCGCGGGAACGTCGCTGGCCACCAGCCCCGCCGCCGAGAACGCCGCCGCAAGCACCGCCGCATCGCCGCCGCGCAGCGCATAACCGCTTGGGATCTCGCCCTCGAAACCCGCGGCGCGCGCCGCCAGCCCAGCCAGCCCGACACAATCAAGCCCAAAAGCGGGATCACGCCCCTGCACCCGGAAGCGCGCGCCGATCGCGCCGCGCGCCGCCGCAACGGCGCGCTCGCCCGCGCTCATGCGCCGGGATAGCGCGTGAGCAGGTCGATCCCCGGCAGATACGGCTCGCCACGGAAATTCACCGCATTGGCAAAGCGTGCGGCGCAGGTCGCCAGGCTCTTGTCGCATCCCTCGATCAGTTCGACCCGGTCACCCGCCGCAACCGTCAGCGCGGGCGCGCTGCGCAGCGTCACCGTCGCCCCCGCCGATCGCGCAATCGCACTTTCGAGACCGCTATTTGCCCCGCCGATCCAGCGCAGCAGCCCCGCGCCATAGGCATTGTCGCTCGGCTCGACCGCATCCACCGTCACCACCTGCTCCACGATTCCCGTCACCCGCACCATCCGCCGTCGGCCCGCCATCGCCACGCGGCAGCGTGCGTCGCCCAGCTCGGCACGGCATTCGGGCGAGGTCGCCTCGACCACCGGTCGTTCCAACGCCGCGCTCGCCCCGCGCAATTCGGCGGTGAAGGCCCCACGATCAGTCTCCACCGCGCCAATCGTCCCTTCGCCCAGCGGCACCTGCGCCGCGTCCGCATCGGTCCAGTCGACCGCGAACAGGGCCACGCGCGCGCCATCCCAGCGTCCGGCCAGCAGATCCCCGTCGGTGATCGCCGCGCTGGTCAATGCTCCGGCAATGTCCATCGTATCGGCCTCGAGCCCGTCGTTGCGCTTGATCGCAGACGGCGTCATCCCCGGTGCCGCGCAATGCACCAGCCCGTTGATGACCAGGTCGCGATCATGGTCGGTCAGCCCGATCGTCACGCCATCGCGCCGCTCGATCCGCCAGCACAAGGCGATCGTGGTCAGCGTACCGTCGAGGAAGCTCATACCGCATCCTCGCGCACTTCGATCAGCGGCACCGATGCCGCCGTGCCCGCCAGAAAGGTTGCGCGATTGACGTTCAAGCGGTCCTCGGCGAACCGCACCGGTACATCGAATAGGAACCCCGCCGTCACCGCCACGCCTATGGCAGGCGCAACGTCCAGCTCGACATAGCCCCCCGCCACCAGCGAAAACGCCGCCGTCTCAACCCCGCCGACGCCCACGCGCACGCTTCCCACGACGGGCCGCGTGATCCGCCGCACGGCATCGCCATAGCGCTTGACCAAAGCAAAGCGCACCGTGACGCCGTCGCCGGTCCCCAACATTTGGTCGCGCGCGCCCGGTGTCGTCGTCCCCGAACTGCCATCGAACGGGTCGCGCAGGCGGAAACCCCGAGCCGGTCCCATGCGCGCGCGAAAGAACGTCAGCAGCGTCGCGATATCGGCTTCGGAGCGCAACCCCGGCCCGACATCATAGCGCGTGCGCGCCTCCGCCCAGCTTGCATTGCGCGCCTCATGCCCGCCTGCGCTGGTCACGATCGCGGTCGAGAATTCCGGGCTGACCTCGGCCTCGCGCCCCAAAGCGAGCGGGAACAGCACATCGTCGAAAGCCTGCACCGCATCCTCCGCCTCTTGGAAATGAACGAACCCATCGCGCAGCACTTGCGGCAGCGCCCAGACAAAGGCGGCGGCGGCCCCGCGTGCCTGCGCCGCCAGCGCCGCCGCCTCGATCTCGCGCCACTGCGCCGTCTGATCGGGTCGCAGTACGAAGCCCGAAAAATAGTGCGTATCCGCGACCGCATAGCCAACCCGCGCGGTGGCGGCGTCAACCGCCCGCGCCGTCCCCGCGACATTGCCCGCCACCACGAAATCATAGTCTTCGAGCTGCAGCACGTCGAAGGCGGGATGCGCCCAGCCGACCGGCACATTGGCGCGCTGTACCTCGGGCGCATCGCCCGCCAGCACCGTCGGCAAATAGACCAGCACATGCGTCTCGACCGTCGGCGCAACCGCCCGCACCGCCGCGACCAGCGCCGCCGTCGACGCCGCCAGCACCGCCCCCGCCGCATCGAGCAATGCCCGCTGCGATGCCGTGGTGACGGTATGAACGCTGGCGATCTCGATCGGATTTCCACCCAGCGCACGCTTTGCCGCATCATCATACAGGCAAGGGCGGCCATCGGGCGTTACCCACCACCACGGCTCGCCCACCTGAAATTTGGGCGCAAGTCCTGCCGCCACCGCAATCCCGATCATCGCCACCGCGACCGCGCGCAAATAGCCCATCGCCCCCTCATGCGCGGGCGACAGCAAGGTCGAAGGCGGCGCCCACCCGGTCAGCGCCGGGCTGCCATCCCACGCCCGCTGCTTCCAGTCACCCCAGCAATGCGCGTCGAACAGCTCGTAGCTGAGCGACCAGATCACGTCATAGCCGAGCGCCTTCGCGCGCTCGGCAAAGTCGCGCTGCCACGCCGCCGCCGCCACATTCAGCGCGCCCCCCGCCAGGCTCGCATAAAAGCCGCCCGAATTGGCTTCGAGCCGCAGATAATGGCTCATCCCGAGATAATGGACGATGCTGCCGCGATAGCCGAGCAACAGCGCGTTGCGCAGTAAGCGCGCAGGCGTCAGGTGGTAGCTGTCGTCATAGCCGCTCGCGATCTGAAGCCCGTGCTCGGGCACCACCACATCGCCAATCGCCAGTACCGCCCCCGGCCCGTCGCACACGATCTGCGTCAGTTCGACCCACGCCTCGACTGGGGCCGCCAGCGGCGCACTCCCGCCATCGAAGCCGGGCGGCACCAGCGACACGAACATCCGGTCGACATCGCCCGCCCACACCGGGTCAGCCTCATCCGGCAGCACAAACCCGCCAGACAGGTTGGCAAAGTCGAGCGATACCGTCGCATCGGCGGGCGAGCCGGTCGCATAATTCCACAGTCGCACATACCAGGCGCGCGCCGCACCACTGGCATCGCGCCCCTCGATCGTCAGCACTGGGCCATTGACCGCATCGAGCGGCAACACCCCCGCCGAGCGCCACCGAAACCCGAGCCGACACCCGCGAAAATCGCGCGCCGTCTCATAGCGCAGCAGCGGATGATCGAAGCGATCCTCCGCCTCCCAGATCAGCCCCGCCAGATCGCCCGAGGTATAGAACACCGCATCGACGCGCAGCGCATCCGCCGCGCTGCTCGTGACCGCCGCCATCATCGGCCGCGGAAAATTGACCGTCCAAAAGCGCGGATCGAACCGCGACACGACGCCCTCCACCTGAACCGTGCGCTCAGCAGCCAACCAGAAAGCCATGCTTCTCCCTCTCCCCTTCAGGGGAGAGGGCCGGGGAGAGGGGCAGTCCCAAGAACCGCCGCTCCAATCCGCTCTCCCAAAATCGCCACCGCCAAAGCAGCCCCTCACTCCATCAAAGCCGCCCGCACCGCCCGCGCCACCTGTCGGCTCGACGCCGCCAGCGCTTGCGGCGCATCGCTCCCGCCCTGCACCGTGATCGCCACGCGCACCTCGCGCGCGCCGCCACCGCCCGCCGCAACCACGCTCCCACTGGTGGTCGGCACGAACAGCTCGGGGCCCCGCTCCCCAACCAGATAGGGCCGCGCCGGCGACACCGGCCCACCCGTCGCCCGCCCCGGCGCGCCGACCAGGCTCCCCAGCGTCGCCAGTAACCCGCCAGCCCCCGAAGATCCGCTCGACCCACCACCGAAAATCTCGCTCAACCCGCTGCGCAGCGCCGAGGCCGCAATGTCCGACAGCACCGACAGCGCGACCTTGCGCAAATCCTCAAAGCCCAGGCTGCCGGTGCGCACCGCCTTGCCCAGCGCCGTCTCGATCGCGCGCCCGGCGCGATCCACCCCGCTGGTCAGCGGCCCGTCCAGACTCGCGCGCATCGCATCGACATCGCGCGCAAACCCCGCGGTATCGGCGCGCACGCCCACCACCAGCCGTTCGATTTCCTCATCCATCGGGAAAGGCCTCCTGCATCCGCGCGATCGTCGCGCTATCGGGCGGGGTGATCTCGCCCTCGCCGCCGCGCAGCACCGCCACCACCGCCGCCAATTCCGCCGGGGTCGCGTGCCAGAAGGTGTCGGGCGCCCAGCCCAGCACCACACCGGCAAAGCCCGCCAGCCGCGTCGCGGCGGGCGCGAACCGCTCCATCACCGCCCCGCCAGAATCTGCCCGAGCAGCACGCGCAGCACCGGCGTCGCGCGCGACAGCCCGCCCAGCACCACCGCCTCGCCCAATTGCGCGCGCGTCAGCCCCGCGGGTGCGTCGTGCAGGCAATGCCAGAACAAGCCGACCATCTCGCCCAGCGACAAGCCCCCCGCCGCCGCGCGCTCGACCAAGGCGAAGAGCGGCCCCAATTCGCCCTCGGCCGCGACCAAAGCGGCAAAGCTCGGCCGCAGCACGACCGTCGCGCCGCCGACGCGCAGCGCCGCCTCGCCCCGCTCGGGATTGGCCGCGCTCACGCCGACACCACCGGCCCGGAGCTCTCCAGGCTCAGCGTGTAGCTGCGCTCGCCATTATAATCCCCGGCATAATCGAGCTTGGTCACCAGGAAGCGCCCCGACAGCGTCTCGCCGCTTTCGAAGCTCAGCCGGTAATCGTCGATCGTGCCGGCCAGCGCATTGCCCTTGATCCGCGTCTCGGCGGCGGACCCGGTAAAGATCCCCGCCCCCGACACGCTGACCGATCGCAC